GATCTGCGCGGCCGTTGCTATGGCTATGGTCTGCCACTTCGCGACTCGCGGAGAAGCGGAGTACGACATCGTAGTCGGATAAATCGGACATAGTGTACAATATGCACTAATGGGACTAAAAGATTTCTTCTTAGGGGCTCCATCTGTGACTGAAAAGATCACCGATGTTGAAGCCTCTCTACAGCCATTCAATCTTTCAACTTCTGTCTATGGATTGCTTAATGCTCCAACGACAGTAGATCGCGCATCTGCTATGTCGGTTCCTGCGGTCGCTCGCGCCCGTAATATCATCTGTGGAACTATCGGATCGCTTCCGCTTGAGCAATACAACAAGTTTACTGGCGCACACATCGAGCCTTTAAGAGTTATCAATCAACCAGACCCACGCGTCTCAGGATTCGTTGTTTACAACTGGCTCGCTGAAGATATCTGGCTATACGGCGTCGGGTTCGGATTAGTCCTCGATGCTTATGCAGAAGATGGCCGCGTTCGCTCCTGGACTCGTATTGATCCTAAGCGCGTCAATCCTAAGTACAACCTAGCGATGAACGAGATCGAAGGCTATGAAGTAGATGGCAGACTTGCTCCTATCGCTGGCGTCGGTTCAGTTATTCGCTTCGATGGCGCAGATGAAGGATTTATCAATCGAGCAGGCCGCACAGTAGTGGCAGCGATCGAACTAGAGAAGGCTGCACTCTCATACGCTAAAGAGCCAGTCCCATCGATGGTTCTTAAGAGCAACGGAACTAACTTAACTTCGGAGCGCATCGCTAAACTTCTCGAAGCATGGCGCAACTCTCGCGCTACTCGATCAACAGCGTTCCTCAATGCAGATGTAGAAATGCAGTCAGTCGGATTCGATCCTAAGAGCCTTCAGCTCGTAGAGGCTCGTCAATATGTGGCGTTGGAGATAGCAAGAGCTTCAGGCATTCCTGCTTACTTCCTTTCAGCAGAAACTACCTCTATGACCTACTCCAACGCTACTTCAGAACGTCGTTCGTTGGTGGACTTCTCCCTTCGCCCAATCTTGGCTGCGATCGAGAGCAGACTTTCACTCCCGGACATCTGCCCATCAACTTCTCAAATCCGTTTCGATCTAGACGATTTCCTTCGTGGAAATGCACTAGAGCGCGCTCAGGTTTATCAGATACTCAACACAATCGGCGCGATGAGCGTTGAACAAATCCAAGAGGAAGAGGACCTAATCCGATGAAGATCGAAGTCCCAATTACACTAACAGCTGCGGATTCACAATCACGCACAATCTCTGGCCAGATCGTTACATGGGGCGAGCAGGGCAACACTTCTGCTGGTCCAACTATCTTCGCTTCAGATTCAATCAAGTTTAATAAAAACATCAAACTGCTCCTAGAGCATGATCGCACTCGTCCAATCGGGAAACTGATCGCACACGAGATTACCGATTCAGGCATCGTAGCAACATTCAAGATCGCTGAAACAGCGGCAGGAAACGATAGCCTTATCGAAGCATCAACAGGATTACGCGATGGATTCTCAGTCGGCGTTAAGGTCGATGCATGGGACAACCAAGATGGCGTCATGGTCATTAGCAAGAGTTCTATCGTCGAAACATCATTGGTCACAGACCCAGCAATCGATTCAGCGCGTGTTGCTGAAGTCGCTGCATCAGAAGATTCTGCTCCTGAAGAGGTAGCAGATGCAACCCAACCAACAGAAGGAGAACAAGTGTCCGACACTACCGTTCAAGAAGCTCCTGCCGTAACTGAAGCGGTAGAAGCGACCAAAGTAGAGGCTGCTGCTCCAAAGCCAGCATTCTACGCAACTCCACGCATCAACACTAACCTCACAGCAGGTCAGTTCCTTGAGGCGAACATCAAGGCATCAATGGGCGATGACGAAGCACGCATGATCGTCAAGGCTACAAACGATACTTCAACAAACACAGGTCTTACACTCGCTCCACACCTAAACGAGTTCATCACAACTTCAATCGATGGCCGTCCAGCGGTGGATGCAGTTTCACGCGGAAACCTAGTGGAAAGCGGAATGTCTTTCACAATTCCTAAGCTTTCAACTGCACCAACAATCGATTCAAACTCAACAGAGGGTGAAGCACTTGCTGGAACTGAAATGGCTTCAACTTACATCACAGTAGATGTTAAGAAGGCTGCTGGACTTCAGACAATCTCATGGGAACTCCTAGATCGCTCATCACCTGCGTTCTACGATGAACTCATCAAGGAACTCAACTACGCATACGCGAAGGCAACAGATCAGGCTCTAGTAGCGGCTCTCGTTGCTGGTGGAACACAGGCAACTGCAACAGCAGCAGACATCGCTGGTTTTAAGTCTTACATTGGCAAGGAAGTTCCAGCAGCGTACAACGCAGCAGGAAAGTTCGCCAAGAACATCATCGCTAACACAGCATGGTGGGAGAAGATCATCTCAGCTGAGGACACAACAAATCGTCCACTATTCACAGCTGCACAGCCATCAAATGCTCCAGGAGCAGTCGGCGTAAACAGCATCACAGGTACAGTCATGGGTCTTAACCTTTTCGTTGATCCACACATGACTGTAACAACTCTCATCGATGATTCTGCATTCTTGGTAGTTCCAGAGGCAGTTACATTCTACGAGGCTCCAAAGACTCAGGTTCAGGTCCAAGCACTTGCCAATGGTCGCTTGCAGGTAGCCGTTTATGGTTACTACGCAATCGCAACAAAGGTCGGCGCAGGAATTCGTCGCTGGAACCTTACCTAATAACTAACTAAGCATGGGGGGGCGGTTGCTCCCGATCGCTCCCCCAGTCGTTTACCGAGAGGAAAGAAATGCCAACAATTATCACGGCTTCAGAGCTTCGATCAACCCTTGGCGTTTCTTCCTCTCTGTATTCGGACGCAGTTCTATCAGACATCATCGATAGTGCAGAGGCGATTATCCTGCCAATGCTCGTGACTTACTCAGTCGCCATCGATGCAGTCTCGCTTAACAATAACGTCGCTTACTTCTCAACAGTTCAGATGAACCCATTCGGAGAAGGTCAGTCCGTAGTTATCAGCGGATGCGGAAGTCCTTTCAATGGCACTCGAACAATCACAACAGACTTACTCGATGACGATTCATTCTCAGCGGCAATAACTAACGCTGATATCATCTCTAAGAACATCATCCCATCAGGGTTGGCTACCCTTACTGGAGCATCGACTTATGTCGGAAATAGCGCAGTAGAATCAGCCGTCCTAGTCGTCTCTGTCGAAATCTTCCAGAGTCGCACAGCAGCAGGTGGCCAGATCGAAGGCGTGGACTTTAGCCCATCGCCATTCCGTATGGGCCGATCACTTTACAATCGCTGCGTAGGTCTCCTAGGTTCACTCGTCGATGTCGGAACGATCGCCCAGTAATGCCAGCCTCAACTATTCTTTCAGCCGTCCGCACTCCACTTGCCACAGCACTTGGATCAGTCGCAGCTAACGTCTTTTCATATGTCCCAGAGAACGTCCCAGTCCCGGCGGTAGTTCTCGTCCCATCTTCACCATACATGGAGTTCGACACGATCGGTAACAATACCTTTAAGTGCAAACTCAATTTCACTATATCTTGCTGCGTCGCTTACTCAAGCAATCCAGCATCGCTCGACAACATCGAGCAACTCATTGAAAGCGTTGTCCTCGCCATTCCAGCAGGTTATGAAGTGAGCGATGTCCAACGTCCAACCGTCACACAAGTAGGCGCGAGCAATCTGCTAGTAGCCGATATCGTCGTTAGTACCCACTACACGCGAACAGTCTAAGGAGACAAAATGCCAACAACAGTCATCACAGGTCGCGACATCTCGCTAACAATCGATAGCAAGGCGTACGGCGATCAAACAACTTCAACAACACTAGCAACAGCACTAGAGCGCAACGCCTACGAGACAATCGATGGCAAAGTGTTCTTCGCGCTAGACACAACTGCAACCCTTTCAATCACAATGCTTGCTGACTGGGGCGCAACTAACTCACTATGCGAGGCGATGTGGGCTGCTGCATCATCAGCACCAAACACTTCACTTGCTTACACCTTCACAGCTGCGACAGGCGCAGTCTTCACAGGTAACGTTCTTCCAGTCTTCCCAGATGCTTCTGGAACTGGCAAGGATGCTCAGTCAATCACATTCGTTCTACAGGGAACAGCAAAGCCAACACTAACAATCTCATAATCTAACCAACGGGAGCAAAGATGAAAAAAGCAATCACAATTACATATCGGTCCGGGGATCAGGCTACTTATGTGGCCTATCCACCAGACTTCGCAAAATGGGAACAAGCTAGTCAGAAGTCAATCT